TCGACGCGCCGCCGAATGCCGCCTCGGCTACGCGCTGGGCGGCGATGCGGATAAGCTGTTTTACGACGTCGTCCGCGAACGAGGCGAAAGCGTCCTTAGCGCTCTTGGCCCCTGTGGCAAAGTCAACGAAAGCGTCGGCAAATGATCCCTGGAATATCTCTTGGAATTTCTGGTTGAGTGGGTCCGCCGACGCGCGGAGCCGTTCTAACGCCAGCCGCGCCTCTTCGGCGTTCTGGATCAGTGCGGGATTGGCTGAAGCGATTGCAATAGCCTCCTGAGCAGAGACAATGCTTTCCATTTGCGCGACGGCAGCTCGGCGGGCCTCGCCAACCTTGGACAGTGTCTCTAGCTCGCTGACCGCCCCGGTGCTGCGCGCGATGGCGAGGCGTTCTTCGTCGAGGGAAAGTTGCTTTGCGACGAAGGATGCGTCGGTCTGGATGTCGGCCAGCTTTTGCGCCTGCCGTAGCTGGGCCTCGTACTGATCGCCCAGCCCTGCGTCCCCGCCTTGCTGCGTTATCAACGCACGAGCCTCCTCTACTTGCTTTGCGATTCGGAGACGCGCCGCGCCCGCGCTGTCGCCGGCCAGTTGCAGCACGCTCGCGCGCAGCTCGTCATATCGACCTTGAAGCGCCCGTAGCGCCCGCGCCTCATCAAGCGACGCCAGGGCGGCGTCTCGGCTCGCCTGGACGGCCACTTCCCCGCGCCGCTGCGTCGCCTGCACGATCTTGCCCCCTAGCTCGCTTCGCTCGGCGTCGTCCTTTGGCTTCGCCGCGCGCAGCGCAGCAATTTCCTTGTCAATTGAGGCGAGCTGGGAGCTGAGCGCGGCGGCACGGATGACTTGCTGCGCGGCGAAGTACCCGCGAAGGTCCACCAGCCCGTCTTCGTATGTGCTGCGCACAATCTGATTAGCAAACTCGAATGTGGCCTTCTGCTCGTCGGCGAAGTCCCGGATCGCACGCACCTGATTGTCGAGCTCCTTCTTCCGGGCAGCGGCTGCGGAAGCGGCTCCGGCTGCGGCTGCTGCCCCTAAGGCCCCGTCAAACACAAGAGCTGGGCGCGGGTCCGGCGTGGAAGCCGCTGGCAAACGGCCGCGCCTAGCCAGCTCTCTAGGGTCTTGCTGCAATTTGTCGTTGACGGAACTTTGCGACTGTGCGAGCTTACGCAATTCACGGGCCTGCGCCACAAGCGTCGTCAAGTAAGGGCGACTGAGCGTAGCGCCCACGTCCTCCGCGTACGCTTTTCCTATGGCCCGGATGTTGTTTATGATGTCTTTCGGATCATCAAAAACAAAAGACTTTGTGGTAGCTGCTACGGAAGCAATGGTCTTCCCGGTTACAACAAATGTCCTGGCAAACACGTCAAGTCCCGTAGCCAAAATCGCTAAGGCATCAACACTGCGCTCTGCGAACTCCGCCACGCCGTTGTTCGCGGCGAGTCTGCCTGTCTCGGCGTCAACGCCGATAAGGCCCTTAATTAACTCGGTGCCAGCCACCACCAAATCGTTGATAGCTGGGAGAGCTTCTGTTGCCGCCGCCTGTGCGTAGAGGCGCAACTGCGCTAAGCTCTTGGCTTGCTTGTCAGCGTACTCGTCTGCGAGGTCAATTTGGCGTTTTGTGAGGATGGCTTGCCTACCGCCTTGCTCTTCCAACGCCTTGAAAACCTTTAGCTGTTCCGCGCCGCTCTTACCGAAAAGCGCCTGGGCGACCGCGACCTTTCCGGCGCCGTCAGCGAATCCAGCGAGCGCACGTCCGACGGCCTCATATTGCTCCACGGGGTCGAGCGCCTTAAACTCCTTTATGTTGATGCCGATAGCCTTCAGTGCCGCACCGGCCGTCTTGCTCTCGTCATCTATACCGACCAGGCTCTTGGTCAGTTTGTTCATAGAGCCGGCTACGGAACTAATCTCGACACCGGCCGTCGCGGCAGAAACTGCCAGGGCTGCAAGGCTTTCGGCCGAAGCGCCAGTGGTCTCTTCGAGGTCTTTGAACTTTGCAGCTTCGTTGACAAGCCTCTGGAACGCCACCGTTGCGACTGCTGACGCCGCAATTAGCGCGGTGATGGCGATGGTGGCGGCATTTATCGCGACGGCAACGTTCTTGTCGACTGCTCGGGCGAACCTCTTTGCTTCAGCTTCACTCTTGGTGAGGCCGGTCACAAACTCCGCCGCATTAAGGCCCAGGCTGACGACGAGTGCGCCGAGCGAATTAGCCACGTTGCCCTCCCACAGTCACCGCGCCAAAGAACGACGCCGCATCATCTTCGTCCCCCTCTCCATCGTCGTCCGAATCAAACAAGTAATCCGACAACTTAACATCCTTTCCGCCACCAAGAGACGTCTGCACGACGTAAGCGATTTGTGCTAGATACATCTCAATGCGTCTCATGGGCAGCATGCGCCGGGACGCATACTCGCTCCACCGGCGCAGCTCGCCCTCAGTCATAGAACTGGACACCCCGGCCGCCGTCATGCCTAAGTGAAGGGCCATGTCCATGACGAATTCTCGGCGCGGGGTCACGCGTTTGGGACTGCATCCGCGCGTGCTGCGGCCAGGATCAGGTGCAGCAACTCCCACGGCTGTTTCGCGATCAGCGTAAGGTCTTCTGCATTGGCCGGGTCGAAAAGCAATTGCCCGTCTTCGCTGTAGATAACTCGCGCTGCCGACCTTGCAAGTCGCCGCTTTTTGTCCACCTCCACCGCATCGTCCGTAGATGCGTCAACCTCCTCGACAGTCATCCGCCGCACATAGACGTCCCCCAGGACGCCCGCGTTGACTTTGATGGGTGTGACGGCCGCCTGCGCCGCCACTTCCCACGCCTTGCGCTGCGTGACCCGGTCCATCAACCCGCCGCGAAGTAATAGGGCGCCCCGGTGGCGCGGAGCGTAAAGCTGGCCGTCCACAAACCGCCAACCTGCACGCTTTCGCTCGTCTGCTGAACAAAGCCGAACACGATGATGGTGCCGCCCGATCCAGGCAGGATCACTTTCGCGGCGAGCGTTGTGCCAGCGAGGTACGCGGCCTGAATCGCGGCCTGGATGGCGACGTTCGGTGCGTAGTTGAAGTCCACCTGCACGGTGCCGAAGTCCGGGAGCCCAATCTCAAACTCCTGCGCCGTCGAGCATTGCGTCGTAGCGTCAATTTCCGGAGAGCTGCCGCCCTGCCGGTTCCAGCCTGTCAGCTCGCACAGCGTTGAAAACTGTGCAAGATCGACCTTTCCGCCGCCTGTATATGTGCCGTAATCCGTACTGCTGACGCCGAGCAACTTGTAGCTGTTGACGTCGATGCGCTCGATGACGAACGGCGAATCGTTCACCTCCGTCATTCCGAGCGCACCCAGGACGCGGATTACGTCCTTCGTGGCGCGGTTGCTGCCCGTGCTGGTGACAACGGCGACCGCAGCCTTGCTGATCGCGCTGATGGTTTCGCTGGGCGAGTCCCCCGAGTAGCCAGTTAGAAACTGGATCGTGGACCCCTGAAGTTTGAAGCGTTTTCCGCCGGCCATTTTGGGCCCCTTTCGTTTTACAGATTAAGCCGCGAGACTGCGGCGGGTGAAGAACTCACGTTGAAGAAGGGTGAAACACATATTCAATCATAGCGCGATGCGTTTTAGTTTCGGCATCGAACGTCTCAAACCCGCCTGTGCGCTCGCATCCCGGCGTGACGCTGGCCATGGCAGCAATGACGGAAGACTTCAACGTCTTCATGACATCGTATGTCAATGCAACGACGTCCAACTGGACCCGCACGTCGTCGGTGGGCTCGTCTTCGCTGCCACATTGATCCGGGAAAGGGGTGTCGCTGACAACAGTAAATCTGATGGCGGGCCAGCTTGGTGCAAGCGGCTCCTGCGGGAAGGTGGCCGCATGCACTCGGCCGCCAACAAGCGCCGAGAGGGCTGGCTTTATGACGAGTCCGACGTTCATCGCTTCGCCTTCGCAATCCCTCTGCGCAACCGTTCCGCAATCACGTCAACCGCCTTTCGCTTCTCGGACTCGTATGCCGGACGGAGAAAGGGCTCCGCCGGCATATTGACTGTGCCGAACTCAACCAGGTGCGCGTGTGGGGCGCGGTCAATCTTTTGGCCTTTCTTGTTCGCAGGCTTTCCGCGCCCGCGAACCGTAACGATGTGCGCGACCGTCAGCCCAGCTAGTTGTCCCTTGGGAAGTTTCTTGACGATGATGGCGCCGAGCAGAGAGCCCGTATCGATGGCCGGACTTTGGCGGATGTTGCTTTGCGCGGTGGTTTTGACGAGCTTCGCGGCGGCGGCGGTGGCTTGGCCCGCGATGCGCTTTGCCACCTTCGCGCTCAGCCCGCGCATCGCCTCGCCCAATTCCCGAAGGCCGTCGACTCGAACTGTTTGCGTAGCCACGTTTGACATCAGCCTTGGTTGAGTCCGGTCCTACAAATCACGGCGATCAGCCGCCCTCGCAAACCTTGGTCCGGCATATCCAAGATGTTCATAATCGACCCCTTCCAGATTGCTCGATCTAGCGCCGTCAGCCCGAAGCGCTTGAACACGTCGGCGCGAATCCATATCGTATATGCTCGCGGGGTTCTGATGCCACCGTCAGAAACCGGCTCCGGGCTGCTGGCTTTCGCGCCGTCCACCGCGGCCCAGGTAGTAGCCACCGCGCGCCAATCATCCGGAGAGCGCCCGCCGCTGGCCGTGTCGGTGGCGAAGTTCCGCTCCCAGCGTACAAGCTGGTCTAGCCGCCTAGCGTCGACGTGGGCCCGGATGCTCATAACGCCAACTGCACCCGGTAGGGCTGCACAAGTGCCTCGCGCATGCGCTCGATCGCCTCGCGCTGCGCCGGGTCTATCTGATCGTAGAGCAGTTGGACGCCGAGCAGGATTGCGTCTTTGAGGGGCTGTGGCACGTTCGCCGCGAACTCTGCTTGAGTTGTTGGGGGTGAGCCCGCGGGGGCGTAGCCAGCCTGGTACTCAACGCGCAAAGCGTCAGGCCGCACATAGTGCGACGGCACGACGTACCCGACCAAGAAGCGCAGCTGGGGCGCCTCATCGTCGGAGACGTAATAGTCGCCGGGAAGAATCGCCGCGGGCGCGTTGCTCCCGTCGAAGTAGCTAACCGACATCACCCGGATCAGCGGCGGCCTGGGCAGCGTGGTTGCGCAAGAAGGCGCCGAGAATCCGGGCGACGACAGCCGAAGTGTCTGCTGCAACAAAGAACGTCTCGCCATCAATTCCACCTGCCTTGTGGCGGTTCCGATGAACCCCGTAAGCATCGCGTCGTCGGGGTGCGTGTCTGCCGCTGTGTCTGGGGTCAATCGCAGATGCGAGTAAACCGCCGCCAGAGTAATCGGGAAGAAAGCGGGAGGGGTGATGATCGTGACATTCACGGGCGCTCCTTCGGATTGATGTTGTCCGCCATATCACGTCACTCCCATCATTTTTTCTCGCTCTTCAAACCACATTTCCGCCCGAGGAACACTACGGTAACGCTTGAACGCCGGAATGCCAGTGGTCCAGTGCAGAATCGCCGCCTCGTCGCACGCTTGGCCTTCGTCAACAAGACAATTCCACCGCGGGGGCAACTCGCCAATATGGCTGTCTTCTAGAAATTGCAGCTGTAGCAAGTCCAACGGCGCCGCCCGGGCGACGTAAGCCGGAGTGATAGCGTCCCACGCGTGGTGCTCGCAATTCACGACCATAAGGCTGACCCAATTCTTGCGCTCATAATTCTTG